TCACCACCTCCTGAGGGAGATATCGATAGCCAAGGTCTGCAGCAGTCTTTGTGGGATCTGCACGGAACAGGAAGCTCACACCAACATAGACGTTCCAGTTGTCCATCAGCCAATCGATGATGGCCGGGACTTCCTCCACGGAATAGGAGATAGTCGCTGAGACGTTCTGCTGGCACCATGTTTCCATGAGCATCTTGTAGCGGTCCAACTGACTCACGGCTGACTCAAGGTTCACCTCAAGCGTATGCTCACGGCCATTGATCTCCTTCTGGAACTTGTCGAAGGGAACATCATCCCAGCTCACAGGGAACGTGATCAGGACGGCTTCAGGATCAGTTGGGTTGTCGAACACACGGTAACCCGCAGCTCGACACAGAGGAACCAGAGGGTCGTACTTCGAGAAGTTCACGTTGTTGAACACGTACTTGCCTAGGGGTTTGTGGACCCCCTCAGTAGTATCCATGATCTTAGACAACGTCCCGGAAGGTTTGATGGTGGTAACGTTCTTAGGTCGTGGAGTCCCGAGCTGATCAGCCATCGAATAAGCCCCGGCAGTAGCTGTTCGCTGCAGTTCTTCGTAGTCGTATGGTCCCAAGTCTGGCCGTCGAACGATACCTGTAAGGCCCACTCCACAGAGTCGCAGGAAGTCATTGTTAAGGTGCCAGGCTTCTTGGAGAATTCCGTCATGAAGATCCACACAGGTCTGTCGGTAGTTCGCACGTGCGGCAATATGGACTGCTCGACGAAGTCCCGAAGAGTCACCCTTGAATTTTCCAACATCCACCTCCGTCAGGTTACAGAAAGACTTGTTACCCAGCAGGATCTCTGCACAGGGGTTGCAGCCTTTGAACCAAGGGGCACGTTTGGCAGCGGTCTGGCCATTGATGAAGCCAGGTTCAGAGCCGCCAGCCTCGACCATCATGTCGAAGATATGCTCTAGCTCAGAGCGTAGCGGCTTGCTCTTGAATAATAGGGAGTTGTTGGACTGGGCACGTTGGATGTTGTTGACCCACCAGTCTTTCTTGGCCACAGCAAACTCTTGCCACTCATCTTCACCATAGGCGAACAGAGCAATTTCCGCAGAGCGTCGAGAGCTGAGTACAGTCCCAAGCCAATTAACAATATCAAGGATGTCAATCCGAGTAAGCAAACTGCCAGCACGGCGGTTAAGAATGTGAAAAATTGATTCATATGCTTTGGCGATGGCAGCATCACCGGAAGAGATCCAGCCGTAACCCTTCAGACGTTCACCAGCAGGACGAATCTGCGAGAAATCGAGTACAAGTTTACGGGCGGGAAATGAATGAGCGGCCAGCTTACCAATGGACTTGGCCCATGCTTCTGCGGAGTCTCCGACAGTGATGGTCCATGTGCCTGTCTCTGGGTCCCAAGTTTCGGAGTTGTTTTGGTTTCCACCTTTTTCAGTCCGAGTTGATTTGATTACTTGGAATTCCGAAATCGGTTTAGCGAATCCTGTAAGCTGACCCACAATAGGAGTGAAGCCAACGCCACAACCCTGAAGTAGTAGCCAAAGAATGTCCACAAGATCTTGAACGGTTTCAGCATTTGTAAATGAACAGTTGAATTGAGAGGCCTCACGCTTCTTGGCGACATCGGTACCGCCCAGCCATAGGGTACGGCCAGACATCAGGACCTTGCGCTCCAGCATGAGGGTGCGGAGTTCTTCCAGCTCGACCTTGCCTGCAGGGGTCAGAGGGCCACCTTGGCGCTCCCAGAGCCACTGCTGGTGACCAATGACTCGATCTACGGTCTGACCCCAGGTCTCAAAGTTCTTCCCACTGTCGTCGGTGGGGCGGTTATAAGTGCGGCGTGTAATTAACTGAGCACGGAGGGAGGGATTAGCGTTCGTCACCTGAGCCTTTGATAGTGTTATTTGCCATGCGGCGGGTTAGTTTGTCGATGTTACCTTGGGCTACCTCTTCGAGGTCAAAGTCGTAGTCTCGTGCAATCGCAGAGATGCACCACAAGATATCTCCGAGTTCCTTCTTGATGTTCTCAAGGTGGGTCTTAAAGTTCCCACCATCCCGGATCATCTTTGCTTCGTGGGACAGAAGCTCTCCCACTTCACCAGCCAAGTTGTACAGGGCATAGACTTGGTCGGCAGACTTCAGGCGGAAGGACAACGCCTTGTCTTGGTACTCATTAAACTTCATAAGTTTTCCAATTGAATCAGGAGGTCAATGTAATGTTTGGCCTTATCGAGATCTTTCTTGCCGCCCTTATCACGCCACCGGGAGATGTACTTGACAACGTTCGCTTCACAGTAGCCAAGGTTGTTCTTGGTGATGTACTCGATAGGCTGGATGGCCAGCATCTTGTAGTGGTTGCCACCAACCTGGACTGACATAGGGTCAGTGCCGATAGCCTTGATGTAATCCTTCTGGGCCTTTGACAGCTCCTCGAAGGCTTCATCTTCCTGAGGGGTAACCGGGGGTTCGATCTCAGGGAACAGAGGCAGTTGCTTGCCAAAGAATGCGTTCAGTTGGGGGTCCATAAAATTACTTTCTTCTGAATATCGTCATAGTCCTCAGCGCGGAGGATACGGGCAACACGGGCTTGGGCCAGAGCTTCCTCTTCACCAAAGCCAGCCTTGTCGTAGGCAGCAACAACGTGCTTCCAGTAGATCTCCTTGAGCTGCTTAGGGTTAGCCCAAGGGGTACCCTCATCGAGAGCCTTCTGGAGGATCTTCTTGGCACCCACAGGACCACAGCCGGGGCACCCTGCGTATCCATCGGTGGCATCCCCGGTGAGGGCCTGCATCATGTGCCAGTAGTCAGCCTGGTGCTCAGTGATCTCGAAGAACTCGTCCCGGCCAAAGTTGTAGTGCTTGCCGGGGATCGTCTTCAGATCCTTGTCGGTGGTGCAGATGATGAACTCACGGACAGGGTCGAGCTTGCTCTTGGTGGTGGCCCAGATACCCAGCACATCGTCACCCTCAAGGGTTGGGATGGTAATGCAATCGTACTTCCGGGCGTACTGCCTGATCCACTTGAGGAGCATAGGCTTGCGGGTCTCTGCACGGTTCCCTTTGTAGGTCGGCAGGACATCCTTGCGCCAGTTCTGGGAGTCCGAAAAGGCCAGCAGGAAGTTGGTCGCCTCGACCTTCTCAAGGACCCTGTTCAGGGTAGTCTCGAAGGCCAGTGCAGCCTCTTCCTCGAAGGCATGGAGGGTCCACAGGCCATCACCCCAGTCAGTGGCTTTCTCGCTTACTGCTGCGGCTTGGTAGGCGAGGATGTCGGCATCGATGAGAGCAACGCGCATGGCTTATCTTTCGGTTCAATGTTCATTAAAAATTCCCACGAGGTCGGAAATACTTCAGCCATGGTGGAGGATACCAATTGGGCAACCTCACGGGTTTCCTTCTGGGTATGGGGGTCCAGTCGCAGGGAGCACATGCGTGACCAGGCGTAGAGGGTGCCACTCCAGATCCACTCGGTCATAGTGTTCTGAGGGAGGATCATCCGGGCCTGCTCAGCACAGACACCTTGCTTGAGCATGGTATTGTACATATCCAAACTTATATCAGCCAAGTCCTCAGGGGTGGCTGCCATACAGGACACCGCGATCTCTGGCTCGGATACCTCGCCACCATAGATGCTTTTGAAGGTGCATGCTTCTTCAGAACTACCCTGCTTCACATTGGCTGCAGCCTTGCGCCACACCTCAGGAAAATAGAACTCAGGCTCATCGTTCACATAGCGGCGACTCACCTCGTTCCAGCTAAAGCCAACCGTGTGCTTCACGAGCTGACGGGCCACGAAGATCGGAGCCTTGACACGAAAGGATGCTGAGCAATGAGCGAAGGGAGACCAGTGGTTATGCTTGGCCAGGTACTTGATCAGCCCCCGGTCAGTCGTGTGGTCAAACTCTTCGTGCTCTTTGGCAAAGCTAACCCGAGCTGCGTTCACAACGGTCAGGTCTGAACCCATGTGGTCCAGAAATTCAACACTCATGTCAGCAATCTTCATATTATTCCTCGGTCAAATCTGTAGTACTGGTGGTGGAAATAGCAGCGATGTAGTCTGCAACGTGGGGGTTCTCGACGAGAACTGAGGACAGGCCAGTGGCCAGTCGGTGGGTAATCATCTCTTCGTCCACCTGACCCATCATGATACGCATGTAATACATGATCATGTGGATCGCTTCGTGCAGGAAGGTGTCCATCTCTTCGACGGGTGTCAGGCCTTCCAAGATTCGGATGCGTTGTTCCTTGGCATAGAAATCACCAAAGGCATCGGAACCCCAAGGACCCTCTTCAAGAAACTGTACGGTAATGTTACGGCCCATGAACACGAGGTTCTCGGGTCGGTACACTTTGTAATCTAACAGTTCTTGAACTTCATCCTGCTGTTCAATCTCTTCACTCATAGATATCCTTCTTCACGGAGAAGTCCCAGACCCTCCTCCGTTATTCGCCATATGCGCCCGTACTGGTGTGGGGCTACTTTTGTTGTGATCAATCCAAGAGATGCCATAGCGGCGATCTCTTGGTCGAACTGTCGGGCCATCTCCGATTGCAGGGAGAGGCCACTACGGTAAACCCTGTGAAGGATTTCGTTGGTAGTCTTGCGGTTCATCAATGGGTGTCAGCCCAGGTCTTCCCAACCTTGGACTCTCCTGCAGTGGGGCAGCGGAAGTCAAAGTACTCCCCTGCCTTGAGCACACACTCCTCAGCCATCTTGCGGACAGCGGAGGCGATCTCTGGGGTTCTGCAGGCAATCTGACATTCGTCGTGGGACCATGCACAGAATGCGTAGTCCCCTTCCCACCCATGCTTGAGGCCTGCAGCCTGGAGGTGTTCCTCTAGGAGGACCAGCCACTTCTTGCAGACCAATGCCCCGGCACCCTGAAGGAGGGTGTTCAGTGCAGCGTGTGAACTTCTAACGTGTATGTGCCGCCCGTCCAGCCCCACGAGGTAGCCTCGCTTAGCAGCCGATTGGACAGCTTCAACCAGTCGTCCGAGGGCTGGCAAGGAGCGTAGAAACTTTTGCTTGAGCTTCCGTCCCTCACTTGCAGCTCCACCAGTAATTGAGCCGATCTTTGCGTCTCCTGCTCCATAGAGGAATGCATAAATGAATGTCTTTGCTTGGTTACGGGTAGAGAGGCCAGCGGCTTTCTGGTTCTCCGTATGGATGTCACCACCCAACAGGATCTCCGCATACTTACCGCCGTCCCACTTGGCCATGAAGTGTGCTAGGCACC